TAAACAAAATATATAATATGGATTGTTTAGAAGGAATGAAATACATAGATGATAAATCAATAGATATGATATTGTGTGACCTACCTTATGGTACTACAGCTTGTAAGTGGGATTCAATCATTCCTTTTGAGCCTTTATGGGAACAGTATGAAAGAGTTATAAAGGATAATGGTGCGATAGTTTTAACAGCTAGTCAACCATTTACAACTAAGTTAATTATGAGTAAGTCGGATTGGTTTAGGTATACATGGGTGTGGAATAAAAAGAAAGCAGGTAATATATTCCTCGCTAAAAAGCAACCGATGAAGATACACGAGGACATAGTGGTATTTAGTAAAAAGCCACATTTCTACAATCCTCAAATGGTTAAAAGAGATAAGGTAAAAAAATCTAAGAATTATGGTACTGGTGAATCATTTGGAGGCACTAGAGAGAAAGAAGATAAAGTGTACACATATACTCACACTTATCCGAAATCCATTATAGAGTTCTCTAATGCAAGACAGAAAGGGAAAGTGCATCCAACTCAAAAGCCAGTAGCGTTATTTGAATACCTAATTAAAACTTACACAAACAAAGGCGAAACAGTTTTAGATAACTGCATGGGAAGTGGCACAACTGCAATAGCATGTATAAACACAAATAGAAATTACATAGGTTTTGAGTCGAATAAAGAATATTACGACATAGCGAACATGCGAATTAATAACCATAAGGCAATCCAAATGAAAGGAATATTTTATTAACCTTCCGCTTTCCATAGCAATGCTATGTTGAAATAAATTAATAAAACACATATAAAACTATTAAAGTAATCTTGAAAGGAGAAATGTAAATGGATATTACAGTCAGAGCGAGTGATGGAAAAGAATTTCATGGTACTAATTATAATGAACTAGCAAAGGAAGTAAATAAGTACGAGGCAGAATTAAAACAGAAGGAACTAGAGAGACAAGAAAGACTAAGGAAACTAGAAGAAGAACGTAAGGTAAAAGAAACAATTAGAGAAAAAGCTATGAAACGAGTTGAAGATTGTATTGATTTAGTTAATCAGGCGGTTAAGAAATATGAAGATGAAACTGGAAAGAAACTAGAATTTGTGACTGTTAATGATAAATTGACTACAAGAGAAAAAGTATATAACAGTACAGATTATTTATTAAATATTCCATTTTGGTGGAATAAATTCTAATCAAATTGGTCTTTTATTGGAACAGGTATAGATATTAAACAATGGTAACTATTAAAATTTAAATAATATTAAAGGAGAAATACAGACATATGAGTATTCCATTTGAAATGGTTGGGAAATTAACAATTGGTAAAGAGACAGAGAAGTTCAATCCATACGCAGAAACCAAATATGACTCTGGATGGCAAAAAAGAAGTTTAAAGTTTAATGCAATTTGCGGAGATAACAGACATATGCTTACAGTCGAAGGAGGATGTTTCCAAGATGGACACGGAGATGTTTATCTATTTAGCAAAGGATATGTAGATGACAGTGGTAAAAGAATAAAAGGAGAAAGCTTCACTATTCCATTTAAGGATAGATTTACATCACCTAGATTAGAAGAAGTGGCAGAATTTAAAAAGTTTGTGATTGATTTAGAAAAGCCAAACAGAAGGTATTTATTGAAAGGTTTAGCAGACAGAATCCACGAAGGGAACAGTGTCACTGACGAAGAGTTAAAAGCTGTTGGATTGCAGGCTGAAAGTGAAGTTGCTGAAGCGTTAGAAAAAAGCAAAAATCGAAGACGTGAGTTTGTAACAGAATGGGACTATGCAGAGTTTATAAAAAAGCTAATTGATTCTGGTAAATATAAAGATAAGAAATTTAGAATTAAGGGTAATTTAGAATATACATATTCAGACAAAAACGAGAGGTTTTATTCCAAGTTTATTCCTACACGAATTTATCTAGTAGATGACGATGAAGAGGAAATTTCAACCGCTACATATGAATTGTTGTATAACAAAGATAGTCTAGATGATGGAAGCGTTGAAGAAAAGGGCAAGTATTATATTAATGGATATGTTTTTGAATATGACAGACAACGTAAGAGTAATATCCCTTGTCCAGTAACGGTTGTATTACCAGTTGCTAATGAAGATGCAGATGAAAAAGCGAAAAGGGCAACAAAATTATATGTAAAACAATTTACGGTTGAAGATGACTCGTGGAAGCAATTAGGCGTAATTGTAAACCTACTAAATGGTGCGCAAAAAGTTGAGATTGATGAATCTATGCTTACCGAATTTCAACAGGATATGATTTTACTTGGTGAATTGACTCTTGATGATATCAGAAAAGAATTGGGCGGATCAGTATATGGAGATAGAGTACAAGAAAACCAATTCGTAAAACTTGCTAGAGGCTACTCAAAAGGACGACAGGATACTGTTTATCAAGATGAAGACTTTGTAATTAAACCACTAGATACTAAATTACCAGATGACATTGAGGACTTATTTGACGATGATGATGATTTATTATAATTCATGAAGTGTAAATAATGGGCAGTTATAAATTGACTGCCCTATCAAATAAAAAACATAAAGGAGATTAATATGGCTAAGTTCGGTAAAAAAAATAAAGTTAGTGAAAATTTGGAAGATTATAATATTTGTATTTTGGGCGAATCGGGTATTGGGAAAACAACACTTATGGTTCAAACATGTCAAAAATTATTTGGCGAAGATGGCTACATGATTTTAAATATGGGCAAAGAAGACGGTATTGACTGTATAGATGGAGCATCGTATGAAGATGTACCCAATTATAAGATTTTCGATGCTATTACTAGAGATATTATCGCAAATAAGGACACAGATTATCCAGATTTAAAGGTTTTGGTATCTGATACACTTGATCAATTATTCGAATTAGTTGAGCCGGAAGCGATACGTAGATGGAATGTGGAAAACCAAGGAAAGAAAGACTTTATTCCGTCAAAAACATTAAATCAGAGTTGGGGCGGTTTTGGACGAGGGGAAGATAAGGTATTAGAAATTATTCTTAACAGAATGTGGGAGCTAAAGAAAGTTGGAGTAGCCTTCTGGAGTTGTGGTCATGTGAAAACTAGAGAAATTTTAGATCCATTGACAGGGCAAACATATACTTCACTTTCGACAAATATGATGCAAAAATACTTCAACGGAATAAAGACTAAAATGCATGTGGTTGGAATGGCTTGCATTGATAGAGAAATCATTAAAGAATCTACAGGTCGTCAGAATGTTGTTACTAAGAAAGACATTACTAAAAATAAAGTTGTAGCAGAAAGTAGAAAGATAATCTTTAGAGATGACGATTACGGAGTAGATTCAAAAAGTAGATTTGCAAATATAATTGACCAAATTCCATTGGATACAGATGAATTTATTAAAGCATTAAAAGATGCAATTAAAGCTGCAAAAAACAACCCAATTAGTAAAAAATCTGTGAAATCCACTCCAAAATCACAGCCAAAAGAAGAAGTAGTTGAAGATGAATCAGATACGCAAATTGAAGATATTGACGAGATAGATGACGAAATTCCATTTACAGAAGAAGACACGACATCTCAATATCCAAATAATTTATCTGAGGTAATTCGAGTGGAATTTAAAAAATGTAAGGATGTAAACCTGAAGGCAAAAGTTAGAGAAGTTATAAAACCTTATGGCAAGTTGGCTGATGTTGATGAAGATGGACTTAAAACAATTTATGATATTTTAAAATTAAAGGAGTAGAAATCCGCTAAGTCTTTAGCTTAGTGGATGAATACGTAAATTATGAAAAACTACAAAAGCAAGAATCATAGTAAATATAACATAAAATATCATCTAATATTTGTATGTAAATATCGTACAAAATTACTTATAAAATATGGAGAAGAAATAAAACAGATAATGAAAGATATATCATATAAATATGATTTTGATATTTTAAAAATAGAATCGTAGGAACTACGAGGATAGCCTAGGTAAACTTGTTCCGTTGGGAATATTGACTAGGAAGCCCATAAGCTTTAGCTTCGGGGTAGTTCACACTAACATACATATTGGGTGGTGAAACTCCACCCTTTCTTTTAAAGAGGTGGTGTGATAATGCTAGTAAAGTGTAAAGGGTGTCAAGAAAAAATAGATAGAGATATTGCTTACAAAATTGTTATTAATGGTAAAAATAATTACTATTGCAATGAGCAGGAGTATAAAGATATAAAAAATAAAAAGGAAATTAAAGATAATACTTACTTAAAAATATACGATATATTCGGTAGAAAAATTACAAATACTATTTTATTCAAAGAAGTAAATGAGCTTGCAGATATTTATGGATATGAGATAATTTATGCTTATTTAGATAAAAATCAAGACTATTTGAGTAATGTTATGGCAAAAGATTTTAACAATGAATTTGGGCAGATAAGATATTTTTCAGCTATATTAAAAAACAGTTTAACTGATTTTAAAGTTGAAAATAAGGTTGTAGAAAAAGAATTAATTGTTGATATACCAAAAAACAACTTTAAACCAAAGCAAAGGAAAAAATCATTAATAGAATATGAGATGGAAGTTGGTGAATTGCTATAAAAAAGGACTTGTTTATTGGGGGCGTAGTAGAAAAATATCCAGAAGAACTGCTAAAAGATAGAGTAAAAATAGAAGGAAATGTAATATCATGTATTTATAAAGATCCTCTGTTGTTAGATGAAGCTAAGTTGGATACAACGAATTTTCTTACACAAGATGGTGCTTACTAT